AGAGCTAATGGCTACAGATCGAGTAAAAGCTGCTAAGAAGCGTGAAGCAGATCGAGCTGCTAGAGAGGCTAGAACTCAAGCTCAAGCTAGATCACAACGAAGAGGATCAAAGGTAAAAGGAGCTATTACAGGTATTCAAGCAGCTCGTAGGCAACAGGGAAAGAATATCAAGAGGGGAGTTTTTTCTCTTGGTGCTCCATTGACTCCTAAAGCTCGGACAGCAGCAAAAGCAACTCGCGATAGACTCTCTGAAGAGAAACGGGAGAAGGACAAGAGGAGAAGACGATAATGGGGAAACCACTTTTTACTCAAGTTGCAACTCGTCAGAACGATAAGCAGTCTACATCCAAGAACCCAGTAGCCTCCCCTGCCAGGGATAATTCTTTGTCTCTAGTTCAGGCAAAGAAGGGAAAATGAAGCACTTCATTCCAGCAGAGGATGCTTTCATCGAGGAGTTTACTAATTTCGATGACATAAATGCCAATATGCCAAACCGACTTCTTACAGACCATGTGGAAGCTGTTAGGGATATGAGACAAATGGCAAAGGAAATTAGTGTTCTAGGGAAAATGAACAATAGCCAAGGATGGACAAGAGGTAGAAATTTCCAAAGAGTTGCTTCTATTCCCTCTCCTATCCTTGGAGCTATCAAGCGGATAGATCCTGACTTTATGACGGACAAGAAGAAATTCTTCCGATGGTTAGATAACCATCCCGAGTATGATCTTAGGGGAAAGGTTGGTGCCTAATGCTAAAGGTTTACTCGCCGGTTAAGTGGAACAAAGATCGCAAGAGTGCGACTTCCTATTATAGGGTTGAAGTTCCTTTTAAGGGACTTCTTGAATTAGGGAGGGGCGAGGGATTCATTGATGATGGTACTTGGGATGATGTGGAAGTTAGCTACCCCATGCTGTTTGGTTCTGATATAGCTCTTTTCTACGCTCAGGCAAACAAGTACATCCACAAAATTGCCGATACCATAGATGATCTAAAACCTGGTTACGCTCAGGATAAAACCACGCTTCTTTATCCACCAAGTATGGTTGGCGATATAGACGATAATTTGGATTATGTCCATCCCTTCAATATGACTTACAGCCGATTTGGAATCCGAGGGATAAATGGAGAGAAGCTGAATCCTGGTGACAGTATTGTAGTAAGAGGAGATAACGGTAAAGAGATTCCTATGTGGGTGGATAAGAAGACGGCTGGCTATAAGGATGAGGTCTTTGACATTGCTAGAAATTATGAGCTGCTAGAGTGACTTCTCCAACCACAATCCCTCGGATCGAGTCGCCGCTTTTACCAAGGATAATGTGCTGGACCGGACGTAGCCAAGCCAAGCGATTCTTAGCCCGCTCGAAAATAAATACTCTTCCGGTGTAGTAATCAGCCGCGTCAGCGGTCGAGGATGCACCATCAGTTGCCTGAGGCACCCAACGATCCAAGACGAGTTGCTGAAGACCGAAGTCTGAATCATAGATGTCAATAGCTGCAACAGCTCTCTTCTCAACAGCAGCAACATTTCTAGTGTTGAAGGAGCCAGTAGCATTGCTAGTGAATCCAGAAATGACTCTCTTGATGGCTGGACTAACAAACGTGCTCTCTGGGTTTCCACCATTTGTATAGACGGTTTCCAGAAGCGTATTGTAATCCGACTCAGTAAGAGCCGAACTTAGGCCAGCACCAGTAGAACCAGTACCCAGATCCAGTGTGTTTACAGTTCCGCCAGCCGTTGCCGTAATCATAAACGGACAGACAGCAGAAGCACCGGAATGCTGGAAAGACCGCAAGACTCTACCAACCGCCGAACCACCTGAGGCAGTCGTCAAGTCACCAAGAACTGTTACCTCAATATTTCTGGCAATAGCCTTGGTAGCCTTTTGTACTGAATAAGCATAAGCATCACGGAAACCAGCCGGATTAACTGACCGCTGAGTTTCAGTGGCAGCAACATCACGCCGGAAAATCTGCGTGACGTTTTCACATCGTTCCGCTTGGGTGTCTGTATCCAGAGCGTATTCATCTCCTTCAATAGCACCAGCAGTTGATGTGGCCGGAAGGGTATCCGTAAGCCATTCATGCGATACGTGAGATGCCCTAACTTTTGGAGCCTGAGATACCCAGGGGGTGTCCCACGGATCGAGGTTCGTAATTAGATCGAGTAGGTCCTCTCGGTTTACACGGTCTCCAGCCGCGAAACCATAAAAATAGGTTCCTACATCGCCAATTGTCGCCATTTAGTAAATCCTCCCTACTAGAACAGTTCGGAAGGAAGCGTGTCGCTAATAGTCCTCTGGAGAAGTGGTCCGGAATGTCCCATCTTGGCGAGATTGTTTAACCGATCTAATTCCTCACGACTGATATACTTGTCGTCATCTTTCGGCTTAGTATCAATCTCCCGTCCTTGGGAACTTACCTTCTTGACTGGAGCAGCTTGTTTCACCTGCTCACTTACGATCTCTTCCCTGACAGTATTATTAGCCGACTGGGCTGTCTCAACTACATCCCCCTCAACCTTACGCATTTGAATCAATGCCCACTCCCGGCCAATTGGTGCCTGACCAGAAATAATTGCAGCCGCATCGGCAGCATCAATTCGCGCCCTCACAGCGGGATTACCAGCAATGAACTTGTTCAGGCGTCCAGAAACCTTAGTACTATAACTTTCATCATTATCTATAAGATTCTGTTCTGCCTGAGCTTGGCTCAACATAGGCCCAAGTAACTTCTGGGTCTCCTGAACCACTCCTTGCCGGACAAGGCCATTGACAATACCAGGATCAACTCCCAGATCAGCAAGTTCCTTATTGTAATCTCTCTCAGCAGCCCTTTCAGCAGGATTCACCCGCTGTGGTTGCTGGAGTTGCTGTGACTGCATCTCAAGAATCTGGTTAGTGAGTTCTTGAGTTCTTTGCTTTTCGGCTGATAGGGAATTTGCAGCTTCGAAATAGCCCTTTTCAGCTTCCGTTAGGTTTTCGTATTTTCCGAAGACCTTTTCGCTAGGTGGACTAGCGGTAGCCTCTTTTGTAGCTGGCTCATCCTGGTTGGCAGGTCTTGCCTGTTCTGCGGCAGCTAGTTCCTCCGAGTTAAGTCCTCCTCCTGTTTTCATAAGAGAATCACTCGTCTCGGCAGCTTCTAAAGCATCATCTCCAGCTTTAGCTGCTAGTGCATCGAAACTCTCTGCTAGTGTAGGCTGGTTGGCAGCCTCTTCCTGTGGCATTTCACCCTCCTTGGTGGTAGGCACCTAGAAGTATTCTAGATTATTCTCGTTGTTCACTCAACATATCCAGCTCTCTTTGAGCTGCTTCTTTTACTACAGTCTCTATCCTTCTGATGAATTTTTCTACCCCTCGAATCTCACCCCAGAGGACTTCATCATTGTTTTGATCCTTCCTCTTTTGGGATCTGTCGGCAATTAGATTCAATGTAAACATTTTATCCTGTGCCGCCATCTGCTTTGCCAAGTCCCATCCAGGTGTAGTCGTGAGGTATGCATAAGCCTTTTCCTCATCTGACATTCCTACAAGTGGTTCCATCTAGTCCTTTCTAGCCAGCCAAAGTACCTATCAAGTTCGGTATCCCTTCAGGTCCCTGTGGCTGGCCTGGAGTTCCATCTACCTGAGCAGATTGATCTCCGAATCCTTGGGATTGAAGTTGGGCTTGCTGCATTTGGGGTGTAGCAATGAGTTCATTGAGGTTTTGGATCTCAAATAAACTGTAGACCCATCTCCAGTGGTTGAGCCAGTTAACGGCAGCGGCTCCTTGAGGATTGCTCCCGACTGCTTGTGATAACAAGATGGCGTTTTGCTGCATGGTAGAGCGGTTGAGCCTTGCCGTCGCACCGACAGCACGCGAGACATAATCTGGGACCATATCTGTGACCTGGAGAGTTTCCCTAGTGACATTTGGTATCCTCTTCCCAGTAATGGGGTCAGTTTGAGCATCCTCACCAAGGATAAATATCTGCATGGGCATTCTCAAAAACTGTTTACTCATTACATTGAAGAAGTCAGCCAAAGGCTCAACTATCATAACCTCAGCCAGTCTACCTTCCATCTGAAGTCTATTTGAAGCAGCCTCTTGTCTGCCAAGGAATCCTCTAGCAGTCTCTCTAGATGCCCCTTGACCTCCACCAATAACACTTCCCTCATGGATTCCAGTACCTAGTTGCATCCAGCCCCAAGTCTGTTCGGCAAGTCCCAAGTTCATCTGGGTGCCTCTCAGATCTGGTTGGATCGGCATTATCTGTCCAGCAGGGTCACCATCAATACCAATGAAACGGCCAGGACGCATATACAAATTACGAGTATCAAGGCCACTTTGTCGATTATAAAAGAAGGCCGGATCACCGAAAATATCTCCTGCATCAAGTGCTTGATTTACAAGTTTCTCTGCTGTTACCTGGAGTTTTGCAGAGATTTCAACCTTGCCTGGACCAAAATGGAAATGAGGGTCGGGCATAGGCGAGTAGGTAAGGAAGGGTTTTTGACCGTGAAAGAAAGGGTTTGACTCGTCCCGCATAAGCACAGTTCGGTTGGCGACAGTGATGATGCGATTTCGTAACCCATCTTCTCCAACAAACTCAGAGGGTATAGTCCCCCAACAGTGGTAAAGAGTGACGGGTCTGGCAGTCGGTTCAGTCTGTCTTGCTCTTGATTCACTCTCAGTCCTGACATTGGCTCTGAACTCCTTTAGATCTTCCTCAGCCTCACCCGCTCCCAGGCCACTTCTCTCAAGTTCCCTTAGCCCACTCTCTGTATACATCCCCGCCGCTGTTAGGGCTCGGATATCCTCTAGGTCTACTATCTCCCGAACTATCACCCAATCCATATCCTCGACATCTCTAAAGCCAGGTTGCGGGAACCAATCCAATATATCTATTACTTGGAAGTCAGGGCCATCGTACATGGTGACATTATCTCGCCTAATCTGCTGGATGACCTCCTGAGAGTTTGGTTGGGTAGCTGCACTAGAAATTAGCTGGGCCTCAACCTCTCGGACATAGCCATGCTGGATAATACCTGTTCCATAGAGTTCGGCTGATAATATTAGGTCGTAGAGTTTGCGGAGGAAATTTGCATCCTTCAATTGAGCATTTGTTAATGATTCACGCTTTCGAGCCACAATCGCGTCATCGAAATTCGTTCCCACCATTTGAACTACAGGATTTGCTCCAGCTATGGCCTGTACGATTCTGGCTACATTGCTCTGGAGTGTCGAGAAGATGTATGGGAGAAAGATGTCGTTCTTGTGGCCCCAAGATTTTTTCCTATCACGCATAGAACCCCTATAGAGTGAGTACTCACTAGGTATTCTATGCCTGACATCCCAAAAGTGGTCCTCCGAGTGATCCAACCTCTGGACGACCATATTTACTTTTTGCTGTTTTTGTGCTGTTGGGCCTTTAGCCCTGACTACTTGAGCCATCCTTGTCAATAACCTCCAATTGAGGGAGAGGGACAATAAAGCGTCCACCCTTCTTCAGGAATTCTACCTCTCTAGCCACAAAGCCGTCAATGAAGTGCCAAGGGAACACAAATAGATAATCTGGATTCTCTTGTCGCATGACTTGCTCACCAGTAATTGGAATCCAACTCCCAGCCGTCAAGTGTCCCCACTTCTGGACCTGCTTATCAGCTATCTTCTCGATAAGGTCTGGGCCAATACCATAATATTGAAGCAATGTATTTCCTTTAGTTGATGCCCCATACCCATAGACCTTTTTGCCTTCACTCTTTAGATCCGTTAAAAGCGAAAGGGTTTGATCCTTTAGCCTTGATATATGAAAAGCAAAATCCAGGTATGGCTGATGGGTAGAAAATCCATTTCGCTCGCGGGATTCATTCCGCTCCCAATCCCAGAGAGATTCTACTCTAAGATCTGCTACATCCTGCTCAAAACTGAATTTCTTTTGTGGGGCGCTTGGATGATCTAGATAGACTCTAAAGGAGCCCCCATTTGTGGTGTTGAGTTCTACATCAAGAACTCGAAAATCCTCCTCATGGACTAAATTAAAGAATGTCTCAAAGGTGTAATATTCCAGGTGCTCATGGCAGATATTATCAAATGCGTTCTGCTTTAGCATGAGTGGCGTGTATGACATCTGGACTACCCAAATGCCTTCTGGATGTAAGACATCTTTTATATCTCGCAAGAACTTTCTCGGATCTGGCAAATCGTAGAACATGGCTATTGAGGTGATAATTTTAGCTGATTCTGCTTTGTATTCCTCAGCAGTAAAATAGTCTGAGACTAGAGTCTCTGCATGGTAAAGTGCTTGCTCAGCTAGATTCTGGGCTGGATCGAATCCTACTGTATGGATGTCTGAATGGTAGTTCTTGAGAAGTGTGCCATCATTGCAGCCTATATCTAATACAGTATCTCCTTCTTCTAGTTTCACCCATGTTTTGGCACTTTCTACTATGTCTGTGAGTTCTTTCTTCATTGATGCATTTGTCCCAGATCTGTACCAATACTCCTTGTAGAGAGCATCTTGGTCTGGAGTGTCAAATAGTTGGACTAGCCCAGAACTTCCCATACCTACTTTAAGAGGAGATCTAGGAGCATCCTCTTTGATAGATGTCGGGAAGTCTGAGATACAGTGGTTCCCTAGATCTATTAGGGGAGATAGCTCGCCATTACTTATTCGGCACTTCATTCTGGGGTCCTTTCGTAGATGTCATTGACTTCCATTCGGTCAAAGTAGGTATAGCTTCTTAGGTGCATTAGAAAGGCTGGGGTGGATCTCCAATTCTCGATTATGATAAATCGAGGTTTCCACCTCTCAGTATCGAATCCCTTGAGCACATCCATGTCACAGCCTTCCGCATCTATCGAGACTATATCTATAACTGGATAGTCCCTTTCTGCGAGAAGTTCATCTAGGGTGTAAACTTCTACTTTAACCATGTGGGTGTCTTTGATCGCTATCTCGTGAATTGCTAGTTGTTCGGGATCTGGCTTTAAGGAACTCACAGCACCATATAGACCATACTTTGGTTCCATGACATAGATAGTGAAATCCTGCGAATGGAGTCGCTCTGATCCACAAGCTCCTATAACATAATCCTTCCGATTCTTCCCTAGTTCTACTTCATATAGAGGGTTCGGCTCAATACAGAGGGTTTCCCAGCCTTTATCCTCGAAGTGCTTGGTATTGGAGTTATAGACTCCATCTGAAGCTCCTACCTCGATAGCAACTCCCATGTAATTCTCAGGGAACTCAGCAGCTAATCTTTTGTCTTCGCCGAATTGGGAGTAGAACATTTATTGCTCCTAACTATGGGGGCCTCCCCAACTTTGATAGCACTATCAAGAATGGTATCTATTTCTTCAACTAGATTATTTCTTTGTAGATTGAGATCTTTTAGTTTCCGTATTTGTTTATAAACTTCTTTAAAATCTTTAACATCCTCTGGAGAAGACACTTGATTGATCCATTCTTGGGTATGCCAAAGTTTCAAATTAACTATGCTTAATTTGTCCATAAGGCTCCCCAGTGTCTCCATGTCATGCATATTCCTTGTTAATCATAAGCTCGATGATCTCTTTGATCTCTGTCACCTGGAGTTCTCTCGGATCTATATTTACTTGGTTAGCTCCCACATGAGAGAAGACTGGCTGCTCAAGCCCCGTTGGATCGTGGAGTCTGAGGGATGGGATGCCTAATGCTCCTGCTAGGGCTACCATACTGGAGCCACAGCCTATGACGAGCTTGGAGTTTGCCATAAACTCGGCAGTTTTGATTATATCTCCATCATCAAAGAAAGGTTTGGCTGGAAAATCTAATCCTGAGAGTACTGATAGGTCATTTGAGGCTCCAATGAAATATATCTCATCAAAAGCCTTCTCCAAGAGTTCTCTATTGTCTCGAATGACAGACCAAAATGACGGTGTGTGGCCCTGATGGTCTTTGAAGGTTCCATGCAGGAGAAGGCGGTTTCTTTTGTCGTCTTGGGGGAGGATTAGGGCTGGATCTGATAGAGGAGCTTTGTCTAAGTTTGCTCCAGCCTCTTTAGCACAGTGGAGTGTAATTGGTTGGTCCGGGCGTTCTCTGAATCCGAGATGGATTAGGACTGTCCACTTCCCAAATACGCTCTGCATACCAAAATCCCAGGGTTGCCCTCCGAGATGCCAACTATGGATGCCAGTTAGATAGACAACACTATTTACTCCAGGCTGTCGCTCAAATATAGGGCCGACACTGGAGATTTGCTCGGCTACAGCTATGTCTACTTTTGGATATTTGTTGTCTATGAACCATCTCGCGACAGGCCACTGTAGAAATGCATCTCCTATCTTACCAGGGAATGTTATGAGCGGAACCATTCGGGGATCTCCAGTGTGAGGTCGGCGTCATGACCATTTTGGATGGTTTTGCCAGCTCTAGCTATGTCGATGAGGTCTCTCGTAAGTCGAACATCTCGCATACAGTATCGGTGCAGTTTGGCTCCGTGCATTCCCTTGAATGACGGAGATTTTCCTCTGCCGAGAGTAGCCTGTGAGACAGCTTCGAGAGAATTTCCCCCCTGAGTAGAGTTTCTAGCTCCCCTGACGAGCTCAAGTAGGTCAAAGTGGTAGCGGTAAGATAGCTCGTCTCCAAGAAGATCTTGAAGGATGAGGTGGTCAAACCGTTTTCCGTTAAAATCGCAAACCACCTCTGCCTGTTCCAGCACCTCTTGGACTTCGGCCAGGTCGTCAGCATCATAAATCTCCGTTTCTCCGAGATCTGAGGTCCAAATAGCTACACATCTCAGCCCCAACTCTCGCCAAGCAACATGCCCACCATAAAGTGCTTTCCAACCTCCAACATCTTCTGCCCATTTCTCGGTTTCTATGTCATAGACGCACCAACTAGGCTCATCCATTTGAGTCCTTTCTATAGGCTGTCTGTAGGCCAATTTGAAGATCTAAGTGAAGACACTTTTGGCTCTTTTATACTACAAACTGGACAAGGGGCTATCTCGTAGGTGGATATTACAGGCATACCATCCACTATAAAATCTTCCTTGGTTGGAAGTCTCTCTCCAGTACCTTTACAAGCTGCACATTTTATCGGCTTAATGGTACCAGATAGAAACCCTGACAATATATTCATCCAATTATCCATACCCCAACTCACTTTCTTCGTCCGGTTGAAGGCCGAGGTTGTCGTAGACAAATCTCACTTCGTCATCAGTTTTGGGTTTCCTGAACCCCTTGAGGAGGTCATCTCCGGGGATCTTGGGAACTGCTCCTTCATCGTTGGAATCACTAATGAGCATTGGCCTGTAGACATCGGGATGAAAACAATCGGAAGCAGCATCGGCCCAGTCATCATGACCCACGATACCGAGCCTGACCATTTGATTAACGAGGTGTTGGACACCTGGAGCCCCCCTTACAAGTTTGACGTTGCCATCTACCCAGTATCCGGCGGCCTCTTGAATTCGACGTATTTTTCTAGTGTTCCCGCGAGGTAATACGCGAATTCTGGGGCATCTAATCCCTGCGCGGGTATGCCATGCTCGGATAAGAACCTCCCAGCTTCCTCCCTTACCCCCAACTTCCCTTTCATCTGTGATACAAGAAATGTCCGCTCTCTTGTCTCTGTAACGTCCAACGATTTCAACGAGCTTGTCATTGAAATCTTCCAATCTCCATCTATCTGAGCCGTAGCCTTCAATGTAATAGACCCGTCCATTCCCTCTAGGGTCGTGACCAAAGACGATAATAACGCTTTCATCTCCCCTTCCTCTCTGCTTTAGATCCTTGAAAGCTGTGTCACAGTGGATGGTGTAGGTGAGGGCTCCTGGTAGATCATCTCGATCCATATACATAGAATCTATTTGTTCACTCGTGAGAGCCATGTGCTCGCCTACTCCGGGTTCATTCATCATTTGGGCGGCAAATTCTCCGGGCAAGGATTTTTCGTAAGCGTTAAGCTCAGCTGTGGGATGCACTTCGGGCAGAATACTGGCACCGGACTTATCGCGTGCTTGCAGGAAATAAACATCCCACTCACCGTCCTTGGAGATAGTGAGTCTGCTGTCAGTACATGGCATCCCGGTCCAGGTTCGGATTCCCTCGCGCTTGAGGTAAGTTCCAGCGCAGTCGTTGTCCCTGTATCGGGTGCATACGAGAATGAAGAGGGAGTCGGATCTAAAAGCGGGCCGAAGGGCTGCGAAGGATTGATTGACTGTTGCGATCCAAACTCCTGAATCTTTGATCTTTTCCTCGCTAAGAGGGTCGTCAAGGATGCCAATATCTGGGTGATGTCCCGTAATGCCTCCTTCAATGCCCCAGGTTCCAAAACTCGGCTCTGTTTTAGCTGTATTTCTTCTAGCTGCGTGGATAACGCTCCCAGTACTCCACTTTCTGCTGGGGTCGGTCCTTGATACGATCCAGTTTCCATAGAGCCAGCTAAAGTATCCATAAGGGTCACTCCCTGTCATTACGTCTTTGATTGGTTTTAGGAAATCCTCGGCTTTTGTTACGACCTCGCTCCCTAGATAATTCGAGAGGTTCGGATCTCGCACCATCGTCCAGAGATTCATTATCTTTGAAACGGAAACTGTTTTTCCGAATCCACGTGGAACGATTACTGCTAACTTTGTACGGCGCTTCTTGCCCCTTCTGCGTCTTCTTTCCCATCTCTCAACATGCTCCTGTAGCCAGTCGATTATCGGGCCATGAACTCGCCTGGTCATCCATCGGTCTTGGGGGTTGTCGGCCATATAGAACTCGACCCCCCAAGCGATCTGAGCAAACGACCAGAGATTATCTCTACACTCGGCAGCCCAGAAGTCTCTCTCGGCTTCTATCGGCCATTCATTTTCCCTTGACTGGGTTGGCATCTTTGACTGGTTTGACCATAGGAATGCGTCTTAGCTCGCCACACCAGGTACAGAGCAAGAGCATGTCTGGGCCGTCTTGGGTTCCGTTGAAATTATGCTGCTTGCACTTGGGATCACCATGTTCGATTATCATTTCTTCCTTCCCTTCCTGCTCTTGCGAGCGGTTGAGAGTGCTATGGCTATTGCTTGTTTCTGAGGTCTGCCAGCTCTTACCTCGCGAGATATGTTCTCGGATATGACCTTTTTGGACTTACCTTTTTTAAGGGGCATGGAGCCTCGGGACATATATGACTGTGCCTTCTGGTAGTTTGATACAGGTGAAGGCGCTATCTGATTTAGGTCGGCATAAGATCCAAAGACTGTCTGATAACTCGTGAGATACATATCTGGGAGTTGGGGGTCTCTCAGTTCTAGCATAGATATCTCCTAACATCGTAAATGACCCAAATATTACTATAGCAGCGATTAAAAATATTGTGATTGTAAAAAGAGGATCTTTCATCTTGCTCGCCTCCAAATGGCGTAGATCAGGTACATCACGCTAAGACTTCCAAGAGCCATCATAGCGACTGTCGCCCACTCTTTTAACTCATGCAAGAATAAAGGGCTCATTTTTCACCTACAATTCTGTCACCCTCGATGACGAACATTTTAGGAAGCCGCCTCATCAACTCTTCAGCTTCAGCAGTTGTACGGAGAATGATGCGGCGATGTTGGTCCATTCGGATATATTGAAAATCACCACGATCATCTACAGCCATTAAAGTATTTGGTGAATCAGGAAGTTCTTCTTGGGTCATTTTTTCCTCCTTTCTCCTCTCTTCCTGAGGGCTTTGGATTTCATTAGAGAGACTCCCCCCCCTAGCTGCTGACTCTTGCCGCTTTCTAAGTCTAGCCCCTCTGCGTCTGCCCCTAGCTAGC